GGATCAAGCGTTCGGAGGGGGAGAAATGACAAGGGAAGAAATCATAGGTCTGGCGCGGGAAGCAGGCTTTCTTGTTCCAACTCTTTTCGCCTCGGTTTCGTTGTGGGTCGGGGAAAGCGAAGCACTTGAACGGTTCGCCGCGCTGGTCACCGCTGAAGTGGACAAGAAATGGGCGAAAGGCGAGGCCAAAATACGGATTCCTACAGTAACAATGGAGCAGGAGTTCTCAAAGTTTCACCGCCTCGGCTACAAGGCTGGCGCGACAGCCGAGCGCGAGGCGTGTGCGCAGATATGCGATGAGGAGGCGCGTCTCTTTGGTGTTACCGATGATGTTTGTGCTTCCAGAATCCGCGCAAGGGGGAACACATGACTGACATGGTTGATCGAATTGCAGACTGCGTGGTTGAAGACCACATCAAACTGATGCACGAAAACAAGGCTCTGCGTGACCAAATAGAAATTATGAACAAAGAGTTTGATAAATATTTGGATGCGGTAATTAAAGCCGAGCGCGAGGCGTGCGCGAAGGTGGCGGAAAATGGGTTGATTGGTCACACGATTGCCAAAGCGATCCGCGCAAGGGGGCGCGAATGAACAAACAACTTACCGAATTTTACAAACAGGCTTTTGGATACCCCCCTGCACCCAGCGGTGAACCCGAATTAGAAAAGTTTGCCACCCTTGTCGCCGCCGCCGAGCGTGAGGCGTGCGCGAAGGTTGCGGAGGACTACTGGGACGAAGGGCACTGCGAGATAGCAGTTCGCGAGATAGCGGCGGAAATCCGCGCAAGGGGGCAGGAATGAGAAACCGATATGCGGGCCAATGCTATGCCTGCGGCGCGACGGTCGAGAAGGGAGCTGGGCATTTTGAGCGCCACCTTGGCGGCTGGCGAACAATCCATGCTCCGTGCGCTATCAAGCAGCGGGCCGACAAAAAAGAAATCCGCGAAAGGGGGAAGCAGGAATGAGTATTGACACAGGCGGGCCGGGGTTCACGTTGTCTGCTCAATTTAAGCCTAAGCATGAGGTCACTTTTCACAATGGAGATCACCAGATTGGGCGGCTGGATTTCAACGGCGGCGTGATGATTTTTGAGGGGCAGGCGGAAGAGAGCGCCCAAGTATTTATTGATTTCCTCGCGGAAAGATTTGCTGGTCGCTTGAAAGAAGAGCGGGAGCGTTGCGCAAAAATTTGCGAGCAGCTACAGGACTGGCCCGAGGGCGCAACGCCCTACGATTGCGCTACGGCAATCCGTTCTGCTGATTGAGCAACAGCAAGATTTTTTGCATTGCGTCATCAAACCCTCGGCCTACGATCACCTCGTGGCCGAGGCTTCTCAAATATTTGTGCCAGTCTCGCTGCTCAGCCGAAATTGAGCCGCCCTTCCGACGCTTCATCTCAATCCACAAACTCATTGCCGGCACAAACAAATCAGGGACGCCCGGGCTGACACCCTCAGCCTTAAGCCGCCCGGCGGTCGCTAAGCTTCTGGCGCCGCCGTTGGCAATTGCAAAAATCCGCAGATCAGGCCACTTGCGCCGAAACCACTGCACCAGCAGCCGCTGCTCCTCGTGCTCTGTCGGCAGCCGACCAGTCGCGGCGCGTGACTCGGTAAAATTTGCCATCTTTTCTGTACCTAATTTTCTGCGGCGGTTTTCCGCCATTTAGCTCTCGCGCAACGTCCGTCAAATCGTGCTGGTCAAGGGCGCTGAGGGCGCCGGAGTGCCTCGCCATCACGGCCAGCAATTGTAACGCCCTTTGTCCGGGCTGGCCGTCATGAAGCACCGGCAAATACTCCAGCACTGGCTGAGCCGACATGTCATCGGTGTAGTAGCTCACCGCCAGCATCTCAATCCCGCTGGCTCGCGAAACATGCTTACGCCACCACCAGTGCGACACAATAAGCTCGTTGCCCGATGCGCCCATGATGTCATCATTATGCAGTTCCAATTTTTTGGCTTGTGGCGCCGGAAATTCGTAGCCGCAGGACGAACACTCCCGAGCCGCAATTGCGACCAGCTCATGACATTCTGGGCATGACTTGACTGGCGCCTCGCCATTCCCCTCGCCCGCTTTTTTCGGCGGGTTGACCGACGTTACTGGGCCGTGCGTCGAAACGACGCCAGCAAAATCCAGCACGAGGCAGTGGTCGGTGTGGCCTTTCGGCCGCATGCCGCGCCCAGCCATCTGGACGTAAAGCGTTGGCGACATCGTCGGGCGCAACATTGCGATCAAGTCAATGTCGGGATAATCAAAACCAGTCGTCAACACATTTGCGTTGGTCAGCGCCTTGATTTTCCCTGACCTGAAGTCGGCGATGATTTGCTCGCGCTCAGCGGTAGGGGTATGGCCAAAAATGCTCTTGGCCAAAACGCCTCGGTCTATCAGGGCGTCGCGAACGCTCTCTGCGTGCTCTACGCCAGCGCAAAAAAATAACCAAGCCTTGCGGTCTCCCGCGAGGCGGATCACCTCATCCACGACCGCAGCGGTCTTGTCTGGCCTGTTTACAGCGCGTTGCAATTCGGCCTCGATAAACTCGCCGCCTCTTTTAGCAACGCCAGTAACGTCAAGCCGAGACTCGGTGACCTTGCTGCGCAGGGGCGCTAAAAATTTACGGCTGACAAGCTCCTCAATCGAAACCGGCTCGATGAGCGCATCAAACAGCGCATCGCCTTCGGTGATCAGTCCGTGGCCCAGTCGATACGGCGTTGCCGTAAGGCCGACGACGCACAGCTTAGGGTTGATTTTTTTGAGCCCGTTGATCATCGAGCGATACGTTCCCTGCTGTTTGTGCGAGACGAGGTGGCATTCGTCAATGACAACGAGGTCAACGTGCCCGATGAGACCAACCTTTTTGTGCGCCGACTGGATGCCGGCGAACGTGATGCTGTCGATTTTTTTAGATCCAACCGAAGCCGAGTAAATGCCGAGCGGAGCGTCTGGCCAGTGCTCAAGCATTTTTGCCGCATTCTGTTCAATCAGCTCTTTAACATGCGTCAACATCAAAACTCTGGTCTCGGGCCATTCCTGCAAAACGTCTCGGCACAAAGCAGCCACAACGTGACTCTTGCCGGCGCCTGTCGGCAGCACTAGGCAGGGGTTGCCGACATTGTTGCCCAGCCAGTCGTACAGCTCGTCGATTGCGCGCTGCTGGTAGTCGCGGAGTTGAGCTGTCATAACACATCTATCCTCGTCTGATAGCTCAAGATCTTGTCAATCGTGCCCTCGTGGACGCCCCACTTCCGGGCAAGCGCTGCGCGCGAATATCGCTCGGTGATGCGCTGGCGCAGGCGCTTGGCCTTTTCGGCGCATGCGCGAATGTCGCGAACCGCAGCCGAAGACAGCTTGGTCTGGGGAAGGTCAACGCCGCGCTTGCAGTAGAGTTTTGGGCATTGCAGATATTCGTCTCTGGTCATCCCTCGATCCTCGCGCCGAACATCTGGCGCATAGCAGTGATGTTGTCATCGCCCCAAGCACAAGCCGAAGGATTCGCAATTAACTCGTGACTGCTGAAAGTGAACGCATCAGCCTCGCCAGTGCGAACCGGCTTGCCGTCGATGAGGTAGCTGCCCTCCCAGCTCGTCGAGGGGTTGGCGATTGGCCACGGGACAAGGTCAGGGTGGAGCACATGGCTGTCGCAACCAGTGCGCTGAGCCTCCTCGGGAATCGCATCGTCCCAGCGCTCGCAAAACCAAGTGCCATCCTCCCGCGCCGTACTATGCGCGCAGGTGCGGCAATTAACCTGCTTGGTCAACTTGCTGCCGAAGCACTGGTCATGCGCCGGGCAAAATTTACATTTGTACCAGCTCGGGTCGGTGCTGATGGGCTCAGGCATGCGGTCGGACAGCGTGATGCGCTTGCCGCGCGCCAACAGCGCCTCAGCGGCCTTCTTGTCGTACCGGACGCGCTCGACCCACAGACGGTCGTCGTCCTTGCAGACGGCGATGTAAACAGCTCGGTCAATCTGGGTGCCGTGCATGTAAAGCTGCATCTGCGCCCAGTGCATAGGCTTGGACTTCTGAACGCCGTGGCGCTCAAGGTCGTCAAACGACTTCTTGCTGTGCGTTTTGAACTCTGCGATGTGGCGCTTGCGCGGAGACTCCGGCAGGCCGCTCTCGATGATGCCGTCAACGCTGCCGCCGATGTGGCTGCCGAAATTTATTCGTGCCTGCGCATCGCCTGTTGCTCTGATGTCCACGCCGACCGCCCGTAGGTCATCAACAATTGTTGACTCCTCGGCATTGCCTCGCCGGAACAGCCGGCGCACTCGGCCGGGGAACTGCTCAATGACGGCCCAGCGGAACTGCAACCAGAGGTAGCGGTCGCAGTCGTGACCAAGAATGCTAGCACCCAGATGCGCCCGGGGCGGCTCTTTTTTGTCTGCATGATGTTTGTCAATGCTCTCGATAGTGCTAAGATTTTCGGGCAGCTTCATATCTGCATCCTCCCCTTGTTGTTGCTTCCTGCCCCGGCCCTCCCGCGAAGGCCGGGGTTTTTTTGCCTGTTGCTAGGCTACTTGCGAGCCCAAGGCGGCGAGCCCCGACCCGCAGGGGCGGCGGCAGCCGGAGCCGCCTGCCGAGGCGCCGCAGGGGCCGCCTGAGAGGGCGCAGGGGCGCTACCCTCAGACGAGGCCTTGTAGCCCCGCACCTCGTTGCTGGCGCCGTACTGGGGGTCGTTGCGCACATCCAACTTGATGCGCAGGTCGAGGCCGACGAGCTGGTCGGTGTCGGTCAACCGGCTCAGCCCGACAGCGCCCATCAGCTCCCCGAGCTGCTGCAAGCCAATTTCCTCGGCCTTGGCGCTGGGGTTGCGGATGTTCAGG